TATAAAAAAACTTACAAATAAACTAATTCCAACTAATTCATTATTCCTTAATACAATCATTATAAATATTGATGTTTTTAACAATGTCGGTATATTTTCCATTTAATATGATAGATTCAAATAAAAGGCGACACGGTGTTCGGGTGTATAATTTCGTCCATTCCTCCAAACCGAGTGAATTAAAGTAAGCAGTGCGACGGTTTGTATTACAATCAATATAATAGTAAGTGTGTTCTTTACAACCGATATCCATTCGCTTACCATTTGCAAAGAAGAGACGTATTCTACATGCGGGTATTGGTGATTTCTCATAATTAATGATAGTGGATGGTTCAAGGAAACAGGTTGCATTCATATAATATAACAACCTTTTAATGCATTGTCAAAAGAAACGTAGTTGGGGTCAAAGGGGCATTGCCCCTTAATTAATAGGATGCTTTTAACGCCTCGTAGTTGCGACGTAGTTGTTCAATAGAGAGATTGTCTCTTATAAGTCCCATCTTTTTACCAGTTTGATAAGTATTGCTGGCAGAGATGAGAATAGGTGTGAATTTACCCAGTGTAATTGCTTGGTTGATTTCTGCAATCATCCCCGCCTTGCTCGTTGGTTGTCCCTCACTTGTTGTTGGCGGTGGTCTATCTATCATTGTTAATGGTCGTTCTTCTTCCACTGCTGGTGGTGGTGGGAGTAACTCAACCGTTTGTTCCCCTTGGTTTTGAGTTTGCTGTGCTAGGAAATCTTCCATGGAGAGACTGGCGGATGCAGGCACAATTGGTTCTGCAGTCCCCTCAGGGGTTAGTGTCCAAGTATCACTGTTCATATTGAAAGACGTGCGAACCCCCGCCTCATCCGTTGCATTGATTTCACCCATCCGTGCTAGGTTAGTATTAAGAGTGTTAATTTCTTGTTCTGTTGCTTGTCCCAAATTGCTGGATTTTTCAAATACAGGCGGTTTGAATGTTGGTGCCTTTGTATATGAGTATTCCTCCTCCTCAAGCAATGCGTGTCCTCCTCGGGCACGCCCAAATTGCTCTGCCATCTTGGCCGCCAGACGACTTGGTTTATATGGGTTGACTGGTTCTGTTAATGCCAATCGTTGGGGTGGGGGTGCAATGCTTCGCCTAGGTGCGTTAAATGTTGGAGCGGGTAGTAATGGTAGCGGGGGTAATGGTGAGGACGGAGTTGTTGGCGGAGACGGAGTGGGCGGGGAATAAGCGTGAGCAAACACAACCGCTCCCGCATCTGGTCTATATGCAGATGCAGTGGCAGGTGCAGTCTTTCCCTTATCGCCAATATTGATACGCACAGTTTGCTGGTTCTTTGGTTTGAGCTTCCTTATCAATTTAAGGATGTCTTCGTTTGATAGGCGTTTCTTCTTCTTTCGCTTCTTCTCTGCTTTTGAGACGGGCATATACAATGAGCAAGGATATTATTTCAATTGCAATTCATTGAAATTCTTATACATCCGTCCAGAGAATAAATCAATATCCAAATGTTGATAGGGGACTGAGAAGCAGTAGTCATACAGTTCTTGTTGCTTATCTTTTGAGATTTGGAAAACCTCCTTTGCAACGCTTGACCATTCCTCTGTATTCTTTGGTTTAAATACCGTAATGTAGTTCATCTGCTTTCTCAATATCTTTGGGAGCATAAAGTAAGACTGCAGTGTAAATACCCAAGAGCAATTAATATGACGCGTCTTAAGTATCATCTTGTTCAACGCCTTAACAAGGTGCTTGTCTTTGAGCGAGCCTCCCATATCATCAACCACGATAAGCGAGTTTTCCATTGCACAGTCAAGGGTCAAACATTCCTCTTTAATTGATAGCAATTCATCCTCAATGTCTTCCAATATGTCCGCATCAATGTCGTGGAACACTTTATCGTGTTTTTCAAAGGGATGCTTATTAACAGACAAAAAAGACGTGAGTGGCGTAAACACATATACATTATCAAACTTGCCTCGGTAGTATTCGGCGGACTTAAAAAAGTTCAAGAGCATAGATGACTTACCCGAACCTCCAGAACCCGAGATTGCCCATACGAATCCATTTCGGCAAGGGAGATTGCGGTTAATACCATCCAAGAATATGTCCATTGCCTCTTTGATTGGTGGCATTCTCTTAAGATGTGCGTCAATTTCAACTATACTCATATCATATCATAAGATTAAAAGGGCATTGCCCTTTTGAACCCAACTACATTCTTTTATAATTTGTCAAATAGAATCAATCTAACAAATCTAACAAATACAAGGGTCATCCTTTAAGTTCTACTTTTTAACATATAACAATGCTTGCATTGATGAATTGCCCATCGCGGTGGCGGTTGCTTGTAATTCACTTAAATCAACATCGCCAAATTTCTTGGTCAGGTAAATATGGCGGAGCATACTGGTGCTAATCTTTTTACCAAATATCTCATTCAGGCGATGTGTCATTTGTGGGGAACTCAATGAATGCATCCTGTTATCAAACAGCACAAAGTCGCAACCATCAGGTATGACGCGGAACCATTTATTCAAAATGAGTTTAAGCGGTTTTGTTATTTCACATTCTTGCGAACCATACGATTTCTCTGTCTTGTAGTTTTGAAAGATGAATTTACCCGTTTTGATATCCACATAGTTGTCATTGCTTTTATCAATGTTCCTCCATTTCATATTTCCAAAATCAATGCTACGCCTTGGTGCTTGGAATATCCCGCCAGTGAGTGCTAGGATAATCCATTTCATAACCTCGTTCAGGTCGGTGGGCGACAGATGCGGTTTTTTGAGACAGTGTTTGGCGTTTGCCTCAAGTCTCGCAAATATCTCCTCAACCTCGGCGGGTTCAATCATCCCAACCTCTTGGGCAGGCGTCTTTGTCTGTTTCAGTTGGTCTGCATTGTATTCGTGTATATCCTCCATCATTACTTTGGTATAATCAGGGTTTTTGGTAAGGACAGATAACCCCGCAAGAACCGTCTTTCGTTTATTGAATGGGATTTCCTTTAAATGCAACAACATCCGTTTTGAATCATTAAATTTATCAAATGTGTAATCCTTGTCATCATAGCAACGGTCATATACATTCTTAAGCACAGACTTATAAGTCTTGATAGAACCAGCGGATAGATTGGGGCGATTCTCCTTAACTGTCTCAATGATTGCGTCCATATGTATTACTTAAACATAATAAATTTGGTTAAATAAAAGGGATAAATCTCTTTGGCACAACCTTTTTAAAGGTTGTTTAAACAAGGCATTTCCAAATATCAAAGCAAAGGAATGTATTTGACATCGCAACAGTGTATTCCGTGTTATTAACCAAGTTCTGGAAACGAATAACCATATTGCAGATTTGCGACTCAAGTGTAAATGTCATGGTATTGCTTGAATTACTGCGAACCACATTCGGGGTTGCTACCGCACCCGATACACCAGTGAAAGAAGCATATGGCAACATTTGCATCGCATTCCCACCAACTTTACCTATTGAAGTCTCATAATTCTGGAATCGCATACCAGATGAATATACATTGAACATCCCGCCCTTGATGGCGGGATCAGTCCCCGCCCAAGAAGCACATTGAGCGAACTTAAACACCAAATTGTATTTCGCCCCCAGTTCAAAATTCTCACGTCCCAAGATGGCATACATATCAATATTGGAATTTTCAGTGGTAGTGGTTAAGAAGTAAGACGAGATGGTTGAACACTTGCTACCAGCGACGGGGATGCAGGGCATTGGAGAAAGCACTACTGGTGTAATATCAAAATAGTATGCAATTCGTGGCATCTGAGTATTTGCATTGAGAGCAGGGGATACGAAGTTTGCATTTAACATACTGATTGTTAGATTGGCGGTTTTCTGTTTTTGAAAGGTTGTAATAAAGGTTTCCTCAAATGTAACAATGTTCGCTGTGTTTTGAACCAGTAGCACGGATGCGATGTTTGCCGTGCTTGTATTGCATCCACGGACAATATCGTAGTTAGAACCAGTCCAATTGAGTCCATCCATTTTGAATGTAATGGCACGGTCATTTGCGGTAGTCCCGTATGCAACAGTTAAATTATATGAAACCATACGTAGACGGAGATTGAATAATTCATATTGGTTATACATTGGACCAAGGATGTTTTCAAAATTAACAGCATTCCAAGTGGTTATAGTGCGAGTAGCATTCGTTGTCCCAACAATATTGGAGATGGGGTAATCCGCGAATGTATCACTCAATGAGATGTCACCCCCTTTAAGGGCAAATGATGCTTTCTCTGAAACGTATTGCATATATACATTCAATGAGATTAAATTTAAATTACTGGGGTAATGACAAAGGAGAACGATATTTGTGGAAATATTGTTCCAATGTTCATAGCAGGAGCAACGCCCATAACAGTGTATAGGTTGATTGTTATGTCCGTTGTAATACACTTGCGAAAAGTGCAACAAGGCATATTAACGAGGTTGCCTACATCTGCTATTGCTTGTCCGCCGTATATAGCGGATTGTATAATGGTTTCACTTGTCATATTGTTCGTTGCAATGTTGTAATTGGAATATACCCAATCAAGCCCAGACATACCAAAGCGAACACATAAGTCGTCTGGAGTTGCACCATATAGGGTCGTTCCAATTTCATAACCAGCACATTCCATTTGTATGTTGAATAAGTCATATTCATCATATAGGTCGCCAAGTAGGTTTTTGACGTTAATTGCATTCCATCGCCAACTGGTTCTATATTGGTTAATAGAACCAACTACATTGGAAACAGGGTAATCGCCAATCACATTGGATGCCGATATGCTTTTTGAATTTAACTTAAAGGAGACTTTTACTGTATTGAATTCCATATAATGGAATGCTATAATAATTATCTCATCAGTATATCATAATGAACAATATTCGCGTCGTTCAACCGCCACAACAAGCGGACTTGTCGCTTATTGTTGCAGATGATGATATAACCCTTGCACATATTGTCCCGCCAATGGAGATGAGCAAATTGAAATTAAATGGAATTAAAGGATACGATGAAAAACGCCGTTCATTAAAGATGTTGAAAATCAAGACGGAGACGATTGCCGAACTGCGTAAAGCATTTGCTATATTTGACAAAATAGAATTACAATTGAATCACAGTGTGGTTCTGTTCGTTGCTCAAATTGTTGAGGACATTTTTAACAAACCACTACAAGGCGATATGAAGCGAGAGATTGTTATTGATATTTGCAAGGAGTATTTCAATGGCGATTCCGCACTGGTTGAGATGGTATTGGATTTGGTTTTTGAGAAAGTGATTAAAACAACTCGGTGGCGACGCAATAAACAAAGGGTTAAGAATGCCTTTGTGTTTTTTTTGGAAGTCTTTGGGCCGACCATTCAGACCAACTTATCGAGCAGATTAAAATTATAATTAAAGCACTCATTGTTAAGTATTGTTATATTTTATTATTGGCAATTATCTTTTAAAAATTTATGACATTTGAAACCAATTAACTCCATCACAGAACATCTCACAATGAAACATAGTTGCAGACATAGAAACGGATACTGCGACAACAACAGAGTTAAATGGAATCATCACAGACGCTCCCCCCGTTTGGTTAATTGTTATAACAAGAACTCCTGTCCTTCGTTTAAACATAATACTTGTCCCCGCATAAGTTGCAGATGCAGTCGGGAGTGTTATAGTTGTAAGAGCCGCCGAAGTTATTGAATAGAACTGGGAGAGTGGAAGTGCCAATGTTAACGTGGCAGTTATAACGGGTCCCACTTTTAAGTTTAAAGCACCATTAAGAGTCAAATTTCCATTGACTGTCAGACTGCTATTTGCAATCAATGATGAAGACATTGTTGTTGGTTGAGACATTGTAATAGATGCGGTTGATATACCAGTTGGAATAACGGATATACAAGCACCGGACGAACCCCCATTTGTGCTGATAATAACACCATATGTCGAAGTAGCAGAGGGTCCCTGAATCGCAAGTTGAGAAGTTGGGGTTCCTGAATATATTGTTGTTGTTGCACCTGATAATAGGATGTTGTTTTGAATATTTGTTAATTTACTTAATACTATTCCAGTGGAGGATAAACTTAATGGAGTTTGAAGAATAGAAGAAGCATCGTCTAAATTAAAATTTATAATACCACTAGTCGCATAATTGTTTGCAATTGTTAATACATTTGTGGTTTGAGTAAATGATGGGTTAGTTATAATAACAGGGTTTGAACCAGCATATTTTATAATATAATTGATAGATATGTTATTGGGTCTTGTTTCATCTGTTAATAATGCTGGATTATAAGTATCGGTTGTAGTAGTAGATGTTCCATTGGTAGCAGTTGTAGTAATAACACCGTTTGATACTACCGCGTGTGTTAATACAAGACCTATTGCACCCGATGCAGATTTAACGACGGTTTGAGTTGTGGTTGTCCCTTGTGTATCTGTATTCATTGTTGCGGATTGGTGTGAATGTTTGCCAACTTGACCTACGCTGGTTTGACCTATTGTAGTAGTCTCACATATGATGGAAGCATTTGCACCAACACCACGAGCATAGCGTCCCCTGAAATTTGGAAGAATAAAATTACCGACAGATGGCGTAGTTCCATTGTTATATGTGGCACCGATGATTGCAAACAAATTAGCATAAGTTGCTTGACTCACCTGACTTCCGTCGCAAAGCAACCACCCTGAAGGAATTGTATTTGAACTATGCATGACAATACTACCAATGGGAGAACTACTAGTTGCTATTTGTGTATCTACATAAGATGAATTGTTTGCTGTAATTGAACTTGCTATTGTAGGATTAACATAGGAAGAATTGTTTGACGAAATAGCACTTGTAATATTACTTGTAATAGCACCATCAGTGTATGTTTTATTACACAAATGATTTGCCGATGTAGCGGATATAGGACATAATGGAGGTTGAGTAAAGGAACAGTTTGCAGAATTAATAGTAAATGGGGTTGTTGTAAGAAACCCTGATGAAACAGTATTAAACTTAATATCCCCAGAGGTTTCTGAATTTTCAATTGTATAAATTGGGGCGGTGTATTTGTGTTGAACGAGTCCTATTCCTCCTGCGGAATCCTTTAGAGTGAGTGCTTGTGTTGTTAATAACCCATCTATTAATGAAGTGTATTTTGATGCACCCGCAAAAGTGTTTGAAGCGAAAGAATAACCACCTCCATTATAAGTCTGTGTAAATTCTAATATGGAACTGGAAACATTCTGTGTTATAAAACTATTTTTTGAAACATTATCGTTTATGTTTATTGCGACACCTTGTGCTTTTATAGGTTTGTTGAATGTTGACGAGGTTGAGTCAATTTGTAAAGCAACTACACCTGATATTGTATTTTTAATTGCGAGTGTAGTATTTATATCAATTCCTGTTGATGAAAAACCTACATAATGGGATGGATTAATTGCTGCCCCACCTGAACCAATAACAACGGCATTCGGTGATATTCTTACACCCGATGTAGTATTACTATGAGTAGTTAATACAAGTTTTTCTGTATCTACTGTTCCAAATGCAAAAACAATATTATCGCCTGCTTGAACCAACCCATTATAAGCACTTGCCCCCGCACTTGGAATAAAGTTAAGAGCATTTGCCGAAACACTATCTTTAATTATAAATGACGGGGTTGTGTTTCCAACAGTTGTTATAATTGATGTGGGGACAGCACTTGTTAAAGCAGATGAATTTATTTGAAAAACATTTGGTCCCCCTATCGTAATCATAAATGCATGTCCGCCACTGAGGTCCAAATATACATATGAATTATCTGAATATAGACGACCCCTATATGTTCCAGCAGTAGTATCGTATAAATTATAAAATGTATTATTGATTTGTCTATTTCCTGCTGTCGCACTTGTTAATTGTATTTGATTTGAAAATTGTGAGATGCCATTAGAATCAATTGAAACTCTTGTAGTGTCTTGTGTTTTAAAAAGCAACGAACCAGTTGATGATACAATAGTTCGTAAAATTAAATCCGTATTTGTAGCACCAGTTGTTATAATGGGGGTTGCGTGTGTTAATTCAATCTGTCCGAACGACCTTAAATTGGGAACAATAAGTCTATTACTTGTTTTATCAAATGATATGTTTGAATCACTATATGCTGTCAAACCTGCAGTCCCTGTTGAAGCGGTCGTCCAAGGCAAATAGTATGTTCCTGTGCTTGGCAATGTAGTTGTGGAGAGTAATGATGAACTGATACCTGTTAAATTTACTCCATTGCCGTAATATACATTTGCAACATTATTCATAAGCGTTTGAGTGGCTATGGTTTGAGGGGTTGAATTTAAAGATGCCTTACCACCAAGCGATGTAGCAATTGTAGTAGCAAAGTTTGGGTCATTTCCAAGTGCAACCGCAAGTTCGTTCAGAGTATCAAGTGTAGCGGGAGCACTATTTATAAGTGCAACAATTTTATCATCTACATATTTTTTATTTGAAACATCTTCATCAAACAAGGGAGTTGTTGCACTCTTTAAAAATTTGCCAGTTGTTATTGTTACATTGTTATCAATTGTTGTCAAATCAATAGAACCCACATTGGAATATGTAATATCAGTTGTTGCATCTTGCAAGAGTGTTATGTTGTTTGTATTGATAGGCACTTGACTTAATGTAGTGGATACATCAACACCATTTAGAATTAATTGACTTGTATTTGTAGTGCCACTTATAATAGAGTCAGCAACAACGGATGACAACCCCGTCACCGTTGGAACATTTGCGAGTTTGTATCCGAGTCCGTTAATCATATATTATAATTATACATTATAATATATTTGGGATGCCTTAATGGCGGTTCATTGTTTAACCAAATATTGATGTTAAACAGTAGTTTAACCTACTTAAACCGTCAATAATCCTTAATTCGTTTAAACAATGAGGTTTAAATGAGTTAAACGATGAATAAAAATATTTTATTTGACTGTTTAAATAGGTTAAACCGCTACTCTCGGTCAATTAAATTAAATTCGTTTAAACTATCAACGATGGTTAAACTCTTGGATGTCAAAATGCACGCCCCGCCCGAAGGGCGGAATATGTCTGCTCGTATATGCTGTCAGTTTTGGAGTTATTTTATTGGCGCGCCATTTATGCATTCTTGATGAAATCTCAAAGGGGGTGTATCACAAGGTTTTGTTGTTTTGTTGTTTTTTAAAATCGTATCTGAGCCTGTCCATTCTCGCAGATGATGACTGCATGATGTAAGCAATAGAAATCCATACGCACAGCGGGGGCGGCCGCGTTGGCATTGAATATTAAATTCATATACACGTCCTCGGTTGACGTGTTGCGTCCACTGAACATTTGATCTTGGGATGCGGATGGGAAGCTCACGAGTTCTTGTCCAACGCCGAAAGCTCCTGCAATGGATGTCAGATTGTTGGCGGTGGTGCTTGGGGTTTCGGTGGTCGCAACTGGAATCGTCATCGTATCATAGGTGTAGAGAGAAACCAACGGGTTATAATCTAACGAATACGGACTTCCCAGAGCAGAGCAATAGTAGTTAAACATAGTTTGATGGTCTGGAATACCAGTAGTAGATGTTCCAGGATGTCTCGTGGGTAGCGACTCACTCCCGAACTGATACCAATATTCGGAGAGGTTGAAATGGTTTGAACCGAAGGCGTCAAACGTGGTAACCCCGCTAGCGTGTTGCCGAATAGTGTTGATGATTGCCTGCACACTAGAATATTTAAAGGGAACGGGGCACGCCACGTTGGTCACCGCATTCTGCAACTGGGCATTGTATACTAGATTGCTCCATCTGTTAACCGCCATCGTTAAGGGGGCACCCGCTTGAGATGACTGAATAACGCTCAATGCTTGGTCTGACAGTTCAATAAACGAACCGTTGAACTCCACGTTGGAAATAGTGAACCCAGCAAACGCGGTTAACGCAACGAGGGGGATTTGGGCATTGCCAACCAACTGCAACTCTAGTCTCAAAGGAGATGAAGTCATAGCAAACAAGGGTAGGTATTTGTCGCCTAGAGAACCTAGGATAGACACAAGGGGGATACAGAAAGTTTGGGACACAGTGACTCCAGCGGCCGCAATGTCAGCAGCTCCTCCACCAGCAACATACGCGGTATTACTGATACGTCTGCCACGTAGTGCGTTCAGTTGATAGATAGCGTTAATAGACACACCACAAGACTCTTCAAAACCTTCCGTGATACTCCCCTTGTAAGAAACGTTATCAGCACTACGCTGATGAGTGCATAACTGGGCGACTAAATTTCCATAATTATCTATATCTTCGATAAGTGTGCTTCCGTGAAATAATCTCAATCTTTGTATAAAACCGTGTGCCCCTGCCTTGGATAACCGAGTCCAAGTATTGATGGCCGCTCCATTCGTGCAAACTACGCTAAACTTCAAATACGAATCGTGGGGGGACAACACGGTATTGCGGTTGCAAGGGATGTTAAGAATGATAACATCATTGATGCCGTAGTTCTGGGCACCTTGAGGTTGCATTGATGAGGTATAAGGTCTGGCACCCATGGCGTCCACTTTATTCTGGTATAACAACTCTTTGGGCAGTGCAGACATATTATATAATCAGTTCAGATAATAAAATATTACAACGCATCATTAATTCAACAAAAGAATTTCATGTAATCCGATGTATCCATTTCTGCTACATCATCATCGCATTCTTCCGCATCCATCACTCTCTTCCCCTTTGCCTTTGCCCTTGCCTTTCCCTTTTTACGCCTTATGATGGTTATTTCTTCATCACTTGATTCACTATCGGATTCTGGTTCTGGTTCTCTCGGTTTGAGTTTCCTTGGCAATGGTTTTACTTTTGGGGTAGGAGGAGGGGGTATTACCTTTTCCTTAACTATCCGCTTTGTTTTTATTGGTATTGGTTGCGGTTCTTCTTCTTCTTCTTCTTCTTCTTCCCTTTCTTCTATTTCAAACTGGAGGGGTTGGGGTTGGACAGTCTTTTTGACATATCCTTCTTTCACCAATAACGCACGTTGTGCCACCAAAATCTTCTCTTGCTTTCGCCCTTCTGCGTTTTTGGCACGAGTCTCCTGCATAATTCTAAAATTCGCCATTTGTTTCTCTGACTGTGGCGGTCTCGTTTTCTTTTGCTTGAGTAAGGGCGTGTTGTCGGTTTTGTCAGTATCTACAAGGTCTGCCATTTGTATATGCTGACATAAAAATTATTGATGGTTTAAATAACTCATAGTGTGTTAAACAATCAATATTAAGTTAAACTGGTTTATATACTTCACCGCGTGCTTTCACTATTTCCTTAAGTTCCTTCATTGGTTGGGTAAGCATTGAGGGCATTGGCATTTTTGTGCCACGAGTATGTCCCGTCAATCCGCTTCTCTTGACAAGTCTAGAATGCATATACAATTCGCCTATATTATATTTATTTATGCTTGGAATGCGGAACGAACGCCACGGATTTCATCCTGTGCCTGTGCCTCCAGTGCCTTTGTGCGTTCGCCAATTCGCTCCACTTTAGCACCTGCTACACCTGCTACCCGACTCACGCCAGCACTCGCTTTCTCGCCAAGACTGCCCAACTGGTTCTTCGCCTTACCAGTCGCAAGACGGGCATCAGCACCAACATTTTGAACTTGCTTAAGTCCTTTCGCACCTCCCTTAAGTCCAGCACTGACAGCACCCAAACCCATTCCCAAGCCTGGCACCATTGATGCGAGACCTGTGGATTGCAATGCATCAATCACACGAGCTCCCTTAAGCATCCCCTGCTTGACAGAACCCACAATGCCACTCGCCCCCTCAATGCCCTGCTCTACCTTACCAATCGCGTTTTGTCCCAATTGAATACCTTTGGCAATTCCCTTCTGTGCCTTGTGTTCAACGGTTGCTATTTTCTTGCCAACACCAGCAGTTGTATTTGTTATTTTTGTGCCGATTCCACGGAACGCACCACTCATCTTTTTGCCGAATCCCATTATGATATGACATCAGATAATAAACATTTGCATCAATCACCTTAATAATTTAATTGAATGGTTGCAGTCCAGTTTGCCCCATTCAAATCCAATAAATCTAAATCTTGGTCTAGTAGTCGCACCTGTAGCGTAGCAAAGTTTTTTATAGTATTGATGCGTTCGTGTAGGTTGAACACATTGTAATACGAAAGCACGGAGTTCTGTGATGTTGTTATTGGGATGCTAACAAGGATAGACGGATTATTCTCGTTCGCATTGCTTGTTTTATTATTGGTTATGAGATTGCTTATCTCTATTAGCACTGCCTGAATGGTAAAAAAGTTGATGCATAGGGGACTGGTTATGGTAAGACCTGTGCTGTTGTATGTCGTGCCTTCAATGAACCCGAGCAATTCAAAGCACGAACTTTGCGACTTAAAAGAGAAAATGTTTGTTACGTGAGTAAATGTATATTTGTTGTTTTGACCATTAAAGGTAATTGTAAAACCTGTCATCACTGTAATTAGATACGTCATTAATGAATTAACATTGTAATTGCTTGGCGGGATAACAAGGTTGATGTTTGCACCATTATTAACTGAATACACGAGTAGGTTGTTGATGTCATCCACATTGTAAAATGTTCCGGGTATTTGAGCTGATTGAACGGATACGAATATTTCACCGTCATCAATCGGGAGGTTGCTAAAGTCATAAACGCAATTGCTTGTTCCATTTAATTGCTTTAAGGCGAATTTGGAATTGAGGTATAAATTAATTGTATTGGTTTTTTGTGTCGCCATTATAATATGACAGAGGAAATAAAACAAGATGAACCCTTGCCATTTGAACCAGTCCGCCATTACACCGCCGTATCTGCTTCCTTTAAACTAGATTGGAATATGTTATTATACAGTGTTGAGGAGGAGGATGGTTATATGTTGGATTGGAATAAGTTAATTTACAATGAGGAGCAGATGGCGGAGTTTGTTAAACAAAAACAAGAGCGAGTAGTTCAACCCAATTTTATGGAATACATGACAAAACCCGCCAATGAACGCACTGCCATGGAGCGGTTCTTTTTGCAACAAGCGGGGTTCGCGTGTGGTGATGAGGAGGAGGACGAGACGAATGCAGAGTATGATAAACTTGTAAAAAATAGAACTTAAAGAATGACCATTTTTGGAACAACCTTTCCCAAAGGTTGTATTTGTTAGATTTGTTAGATAGTTTAATATTTAACAAATATATGGAATACGTTATAGCAATACCAACCTATATGCGATATGGTATTAAGACACTTGAATACCTTACTCGGGAATCTGTGCCACACAGATTGATAACCATATTTGTAGCGAATACAGATGAATATGAATTGTATTATGCGAAATGGGGGACTTTATATTCTATTGTAATTGGCGTAATCGGTATTGGTCCGCAACGCAATTTTATTACTGCATATTACCCCGAGGGGACATACGTGGTTTCAATAGACGATGACGTAAGAGATTTGCACCATATGCAGGGTATTGGATTTAATGTTTGGATACAAGATTGTCTCCACTGGATGGTTATATCTGGAATTGGATTGCTTGGTTTAAATCCAACTACAAACGTCTATTGGCGGACACTATCAAAGGCACCCCTATTTCAATCTGGGCGGTATTTGGCGATTGGCGTTTTTCATATTTATTGTATAAAATCGTGTATCCCCCCCTTGGACTTTTCGTTTGTTGAGGACTATGAACGTAGCATCAAATATCTCCGCTTGGATGGTGCGGTGGGAAGATACAACGGGGTTGTGCTTAAGCACACAGGATGGGCAAACGGGGGTCTTAAGACTGCCCGCACCATTGATGCGTATGTGGGGGCGGTTAATGCATTTGCTTCTTTATATCATTTTGATATATACTTAACAATGAAACGAATACCTGCGTTATCCAAGATTGGATTATTGCCAAATATAAGAATCAAAAGAAAACCAATGAGTATTTGTTCCCTATAAGGTCGTTTGTATTGTAATGCTCCTTTTCAACCCCGTTAAAAATGCACGGCGTGTAGCGGGTGCAATGTTTTACGCCTTCTATCATTAAGTCGCATCCCGTATAATCGCCGAATGAGATAATGCACGATTGGGTTTGATTGTTTGTATCCTTATGTGGGGGACACACGACGTTATTGTTAAGATGGGCGGACTTCCAAGGGAATGGGACGATGATGTCGCCCAATCTTTTAACCTCGTTCCAGATATCTGGGTATTTCTTTGAGTAATAGGATAACCCAGTAATTGCATTGAACCTACCGCGGGTTTCGCCAAAAGTAATTGCACGATGCCCACTCGGGAACCCCCTGCGATTGTTGGTGCTTGTTTTTCTGGGTATCTTTATATAGGATAGCATCTGTTCTAGATACGCCAATTCATTTTCCATTGTTAGATTTGTTAAATATTATAATATTTAATAAATATAAATTGGATTACATAAGTGCTTCTCTTAACTGTTTATGAACTACTAGCAACGTATATTTCCACCTTGCAAACCACGCGGATTTGTAAAACTCACGATGCACTCTAAATAGTTGTCTCGTCCATTGAATGTAAAAATGGGGTGACTGGGGTATAACGGGTATAACGGGTATAACGGGTATAACGGGTATAACGGGTATAACGGGTATAACAGTCCGTCTTTTTGCCATCAATGTTTTCATGTATTCTCGTTGTTTGGTCTTATCTGCATATCCCATTTATATAATATAGTATAACATTTTAAGTTATACCTTAATATCTAACAATCTAACAAATTATGAAATCACTTTGTTTCCAAATTATGAATGCATCCGTTCTGGTTAGAACCTTTTATAAAAATTAAAAAGCACCCGCCACCTTTTAGACCACCCGCCACCCCACCCGCCACCCACTATTTGGCACTGACTTTACTACTTTTACTATTATTATTATATTTTATCTAGTAAATAGGTAAGAAGAATAGATATATACATCATAATTAATGAGAGCATAACTCAAAAGGTGGCGGGTGGCGGGTGGTGGCGGGTCAAATCGCAAAAGAGTTGCAAAATATAAAATAAATAAAAAATATTTTATAGTTTCAGAATATATATGAATACAAAAATGAACCCGCCAACTGCCACCCGCCACCACCCGCCTTTTTGCATTTCTTTCAATTGATTTAATTTTATTCCAAAAACTGAAATAAAATTGAATTAGATTTTATAATAGATTGCCATTTTCTGCAAATCAAACTGTTTGAGTCTCTCTCCCTTCGCTCCTTTAATTGATTCAATCCCATCTATTTTAAGACGACTCATTTGCACTGCAAACTTTAATGCATTAACTTCATATACTACATGGGTTTTATCCTTCCATTCATTAAACATCTCAAAACAAGACGAACTTTGAACCTTAACCGTATTACCAACTGCATTGGATAAAGGGTTATAGAATTCTTCCGTATAATCTCGCATCCAACTTTCAATGGGCGATATACTTAAACTGCTCATCTCTTCGTGATATGATGTGTGTGGGATTTCAAGCGAATTGAATTTATCCGCACTTGGAAGTGTCTTAAAATACTCGTAGCAGGTTTTGATGACATTTACGTCTTCAAGTAGTTCATATAATTTGTTAAAATACGCACTATTTCCAAGCAGTTCATCACTTGCACGAATTACACAGTTTCTTCTATCATTTTTTGAAACTGAAACTGGGTCGTTATTATTTGTAGTATTCAAAAATCTCTGAAATGAATTAACAATAATAGGTGCTTGTCCTTTGGCATTAATTGCAATTGTTTTACTTTTGATGAGTGTTTTAATTTGCCCTACTGCATCACGACTATCTTTACCACTCAACTCATCTACATTTACGAGAAATGCTTGTTTCATAAGTGAATTGAAATTACCCCAAACATCTCTGCTTGGATTAGATACTTCATTTAACACTTTTGATGTTCCAAACATTTTTATAAATAATTCCATAATAGTTCCTTTTCCCGCACCTTGCTCTGAAATAATCGTAGGACAAATAGATTTTACACTAGGACACTGAATCATCTGTCCTATCCATAATTCAAAGTAATCTGCAATATGTTTTTCATTATTACACATAATAAGAATATGCTTGCGGAATATGTCTAGACCAGACTGTGTGTGTGTCCATTCATTGACCCCTTCCATTGCAAAAGGAACCCATAAATTAAATACATTTGCAGGGCATACTTGGTCAGGTGGGAATACATCTGCTGAATCATATTTACGCATTGTTGGGTCTTTTAACCATTCAGATACAAACCCCATTGATGCAATCTCTCCTTTAACAATCTTTTCAAATCGCAAATGCTCATATGATACTAGGAGAGACTGTTTGTTTTGAATATTAATGTCGCCCACATTTTGAAGCGTCATAAACAAGGCACTATCAATCACTTTAAAATGTGTCTTTTCAAAATCTAACTTCATTTCAGCATATGTTAATGCTTGGTCAATGGTAGATTCTAATTGTGCGAGTTCTTGTTGTTTCATTGATTGCTTGACTTTTGCGATGACTTGTTTGTATTCATCAAGGTTTTCATCTTTGCACATTTTATGAATTGTTGCAATTGTAGTTGGTTTCTTTTGACTGTTGTTTATGTCTCTCAATGAATCCCACGTTTTTACAACACCTTCATAGTTGTAATAAGATGGGTATAACTTTGAATACTCGTCAAACAGGGCAAGTCCGATTTCGCCAGTGATTGAATGATGCAATGCACACCCAACTCTAATCCAATCTGTTCGTTCTTTGTGATTACATAAAAACCCCGATTCAATCGCAGTTTTGAAAAACAACTCGTTCTCCGTTCGCAATTCCAATGTCATTTTAATAGATGCTTGGGTAGTTTTAATAGGTTCTTGAATTTTTGATTCAATTAAGATTGCATCATCGGGGATATATGCAGAAATAATTGAATCCTCAAAATTGCCCTCTACGATGTGAAAAGGGCGGTTTTCAATGATTCCTTTGCCGTTATCTTTGTTAGCATAACCAGAGCGTAATTTACGGTTTGGGTCATAGACACTTTCATCAAATAATTTAAAATCCGATTCTAAAGGGACGAAAGACTGAATCAATTGGAGTTGCATTTGTTCTTTATTAATAGCAGATACAATGTTTAGCATTTGATGTTTCATTATTTTATAATTTGGGATGATGATATGTAGTGAGATTATCTTGGAGACTTTATTTGTTTTACATGATAAATAGGACTGACTGCTAGAATTTAAAATAGAGAATCTGGCATTTGGAAATCTAGAATCAAGTGATGCTTTGGCAATTTCAATAATATGAGAAATACAATTATCCTCATAATCTTGTTCTTTAATATCAATATCAAAATATGGTTTAATGAGTCTATCGTCTGCTATGCACTCATAACAACTGATAGACTGGCACATTTCCTCATAATCTGTTGCATCTATGTATTTGAAATTGCACGAATTAATTGTAGTTGTGTATTTGATGGTTCGGTTTTCCTTAATATGTTGCATTTATATTATACTGTGAGACAATTATTTTAAGTATTGTTTTAATTAAATTCTATTTCAATTTAATTAAATGATTTCAATATTTCGGAGTCGTTTGACTTCTACCATAAACCGCCATTGTAATCGGTTCTGTTCTCTGCATTTTTCAAGATTGCGTAGTCTATATGCCTTCTTTGCATTTCGTGCTTGTTCCTTATATTTATCTGATAATAAACTGTAAGCAGATGGCATTTCTTTATATTGAGTATATATATTATGTTTAAGCAGTTTTCCTTAATGTCTCACATTATTCTATTTTGTTAGATTTGTTAGATTGTTAGATTTACAAATATCCAATAAGCAAATATAGTTCATAATACATTATTGCAAGTGCAGGATGACACGACATACATAGGTTGGTCATTCCGTCTGCATAGATATCCTTTTCAAACACTCCCATATACATTTGTTAGATTTGTTAGATTTAAATGAATCTGACAAATGAATTTATAGACGGTTCTTGCAATTCTCGCAACACTTGTTCTCAAGTGCCGTTAAGATGCTGTTGTCCTCCAATACAGTGGCATCGCCGAATACATCAATCCAGAGCGAATGCTTTTTGGATTTCAGGTGATGGGCATATCCCATCTTTGAACCAACCCAACCACACTCGCACGTCTTTTTTACAAGGTAGTGCATTTGGCAATGGATGCGGTTATACTCTACCTTGGGTGATTTGAATACATTGAGTTTAACACGGGGGACACGGGTATTCAGTGTTGGGTTGAACAATTTATAAAAAGCGTATTCAATGAAAGTAGATGCCGTCTCGGTGCAAATCTCTGTATGGATGCATTCACATATCCAGTTCGCGAATCCGCCATTTTGTGCAATGGTGCGATATAGTTTTAAATCACTGTCATTGGATTTCATCTTATGCTGGGAAATGCGAGATTCAAAGCGAAGGGTCTTACCAATATACGAATCGGTAATTTCGCTTTCCTTGCAATAAATACGGTAAAAGAAGAACTTGGTGAGTGGTTCGCTTGGGGTGGTTGATTCTAGTTGGTAGTTCATATATACTTATCAAAATATAAAAAAACTTACAAATAAACTAATTCCAACTAATTCATTATTCCTTAATACAATCATTATAAATATTGATGTTTTTAACAATGTCGGTATATTTTCCATTTAATATGATAGATTCAAATA